CTTTTAATTTTGGCCACCAATCATACAGTGTTTTTCCATCGTCTTGTCCGGTATGTGCATATCCATCTATGTAAATAAAATCGAAAAAGTTATCTTCAAACTTATTCACAAATTGCTCAAATGTGCCATGCATAATTTTTACATTAGGAACAAGTTTTTTTGCAGATTTCATTTCATCATCAGTATGACCTCTGCTATTCCACATATCTATTCCATAAAGTGTTTTAAATTTTTTCGAATCGTATAACACCTTTGTATAAGAAGCTGCAGCAACGCCTAATTCTATCCCAATAGAATTATTTTGTAACAGATCTGGTAAATTTTTTCTTGCCTTTAGCATTACATTCCAGAAGTAAACTTCTTAAAATCAATAATGTTCCTGATGTGGGTGTGCCTCCAGCGTATGTTGCCCATGATTTCTTCAAGAGTATCAATGATAGTTTTCTGATAATCTATCTGTGCTTTAATCCGCACCATATCTTTATCAGTGGAGTAGTACATGTCCATGTCGCTCTTTAATGGTTTAGTCATACCATCGAATGGATCATATTTCCATTTACGGTTGTCCATGTCTTCTTGCGACATCTTACCGTTATAGTAAAGCCACTTATCCTTTTTCATGGATTCTTGTTCCATTTCTTTTTTCTTTAGCATAAGCTTAGCCATTGAAAAAAGTTCAAGGTATTTGGCGTGTAATTTAGAAGACTTTATTGTTTCATCATCTAAACATACGTCATCGATGATTGTGTCTTTCTTCCACATCTCTAGGATTTGTTCCAAGTTAATCATAATATAAAGTTATTTATTCTTATTTTATAATGTCATATTCAGTGTATCTAAATGTAACATCTGCCTGCAAATATTCAACATCTGTATTTTGAGTACTAAACTCAACACCACCAATAGTGGTAGGGAATGCATCCCTGAATTGAAATTGTTTCGTAACGTTATTATGGCTTGACAAAACAGATAGAATCATGTCGTGTCTTTCTATCTGACCTTTATTCGAACCTTGATTAGAATTGCTTTTTAGCCAATCGTATATTTCGTTATAGTTTTTCATATCTTCATCAATCGCAAATCGAATTGACAAATCACCAAACTGTCTAGGCTCGCCTGATTCGTACGATATCACACCACGATATCGTGTTTCAACCGCAGATACCGCGATGTCTGGTATAGAAAAAGACGTGATAAAGTATTCGGTGTTCGCGAACTTTTCACGGTTGATCGTAAGTTTAAAACCAGTTGGTGCTAAAAGATTGATATTACTTGTTAAGTTTGTTCCAGCCATATATCTATTTATAACGCAAAAAAAGAGGAGCTCCGAAGAACTCCTCTTTAAGTTTAAAGGTTGCTTTAACCGATATCTAATTAGATACCAACAACACCGAACTTACGGTAGTATTGATTCAGGTTAGATGTGTTACCAGCCGCGCCGCCACTTGCAGTTACAAATGGGTTTGTTGCGATTCCGTAACGAGTCTTGAATGCAATCTTAGGTTGGAAAGTATTTTCTCCAACTGCTTTGATCATTGTAAGAGGTACGTATGGGCAGTAGAATATACCTGCATCATAAGCACTATCTCCCTTATAACCTACCACTGCGTAATCACCGACAGCGTATGGATCAACATACACCTTAAGTGAACCATTAAGAACACCAGCAAATGTGTTACCAGTTGAGTCTACATTCAAGGAGCCATCGCCACCGAATGTTAACTTACCAGCACCAGCAAGAGCAGAAGCTACGTTTGAAGAACAGATAACGAAGTTACCTTTTCCACGACGTGTTTCTTCAGCAATCTTGTTTGCTTCTTTCTCAATAGCGAATGCAAGGTACTGATATTTTTCAACTGCCCAACGGCCAATTGAATCATTACTTGCTGATAGGTCTAACTTAGCGGTGTTTTGGACACCAGTTACACCAAGCTTAGCTTGTTTGATGATTGTACGGATAATTTCACGATTGATTTCACCGAGAATTTCACCAGATAGGATGTTAGCCAATTCGGCTTCAGCGTCAAGACCATGAACTGCTTTCAAGTCTTGTGCCATTTCCATTGTGTATTCAGCTTTCAGTTGGCGTGTTTTAGCTTCAACAACTGTCTTGGACAGTGTGAAACCCATTTCACCAGCAATGTTAGCGTCTTCTGAATCTTCTACATTGAAACCGATATTGTCGGCATCAAAAATAGCTTCTGCAGAAGCATCTGTTGTAACGTCTGAGTTGAATGCACCAGTATTACCAGTGTTAGTACCTGTACCTGCACCAGCAACATCACCAGGTTCTACACCTGGTGCGAATGCTGCAGCGTCTGCACTTGTGATACCAGCTGTTGAGTTAGACTCATGGCGTGGTTCCATTGCGAAGATAAGACCAGTAGGACCAGACATTGGCTGGACACCTGCTACATCATAAGCAATAAGGTTTGGCATTGCACGGCGTACAAGCGAGATAAGGATTGGATCAAATCCAGTTCCTTGACCAGGCATATTACCAGATGAAGTATCTGTACCTAGTCCTTCATTCAAAGAATAGCTGGAATGCGCGTTTTCTTCTCTAATAGCCTTTTCGGTATTTTCGAGAAGCTTAGCGGTTACAGCTTTCTTGTAGCGATCTGTGATCGGTGCAGCATCAGCATGTTCTAATACTGGTGCCCACTTTTCAATTTCTTTTTCTGCGTTTAACATTTTAAATAATTCCTTTTTTGTTGTTAGAATTTTAGTTTATTTGATTATGGGTTAAATCGTGAAAGGTGCTGAACATACTTCTGCATATCTTTTGGAAGATTTGCGTTAGCATCCACTAGACCTTCTACGATTGTTTCTACATTTGTAGTAACGGATTTGTCTTCGTCCAATTGAGAGACTTCTTCAGTTGAAGCTGACTCTGAAAAGAAACCTTCTTTGATAGTTGCTACCTTTTCAGCAAACTGCTCAGTATTTTCAAATGTAACTTCTTCAAGAAGTTTATTAAATTTACCAGCTTGTGCTGAAGCTAAATCACTAGTTGCTTCAGAGATAACCTTTTCACGAGAAAGTTCTTCAACTTGACTAGCAAGTTCAGATTTTTCTGCGTTAGCAATCTCTAAAGATTCTTTTATTGATGTGACTTCGTCTGAAAGTTCATCTACAAGATCAACTTTTGAATCAGGAACTTCAATGTAATGTTCAGTGAAAGTACTTTGCAGCGCTTTCATGAAATTCTCTGAAATTTCTGTACGAAGTTTGTTATCAACAAACTCTTGATTTTCTTCGATCCAAGATTCAACAACATATGAAAGATAATCATCAATCTTAGCAACAAGAGACTCACGAACGTAAGTAACTTCTTCCTGTAGATTTTCTGAATATTCAGCTTCCAATGATTCTTTAATCTCGGCCACTTTATTTGCGACAGCACCTTCAAACAAGATAGAAGCTTTTGCTTTGAAGTCTTCAGTCAATTCTTGATCAGTACTAGCTAAAACTTTAAGGTCATCAGCAAAAAGATTTGCTTCTGTTTCTTCCTTAACGCTCTCGTAGTTTGATGCCATGATTGATTGGTATGAAGCCATTAAGTCGTCCTTCTTCATCGCCTTAAGTTGACCATAAACAGAGTTTATAATATCAGCTTTAGTCTTTGGAACTTCTACCTCGTCTTCATCTTCCTCAGTCATGTTTAATGCACTGAATGCACTAACAAGTTCTGTCTTTTTCATACCTTTTAGCTTATCAAAACTAGATGCTAGATAACCAGCCTTTGTTTTTACTTCAGGTAATTCTACTTCGTCTTCATCAGATTCTTCTTCCTCTTCTTCGTCTTCTTCGACTTCATCAGATTCGTCTTCGTCTTCTTCGACTTCTTCAGCAACTTCAGATTCGTCTTCATCTTCGTCTTCATCTTCAGCAGATTCGGAAACTTCTTCCTCATCTTCTTCAGATTCATCTTCTGATTCATATTCGTCTTCTTTTACCTTTTTAGCTTCTTCTACTTCTTCTTCGGATTCTTCCTCTTCCTCTTCGGATTCTTCTTCCGTTTCTTCTTTCTTGGTTTTTTCACCAAGTAATACGTTTAAGACAGCATCAGATAAAGGTTGGTCCTCAGTAACTTCAGGCTCCTCTGAAACTTCTTCAGTTGTTTCTTCAACAACCGCTTCGGTTTCTTCAACTTCAAGCTCCTGGTTCTCAACAAGATCTTTTTCTTCAACATCTTCAACGATTTGTTCTTTGTTATCGTTTGACATATTTTTTAAGTTTCCTTATTATGAATTAGAGTTTGGAGAGGAAATCCCTAAAGATTCTTTCTTGAGCTTCACTAATCCGCCCAATTGGTACCTTTTTAATTTCTGTCTCATATTCTTCAATTTGTTGAGGTGTAAGAATTCCATTCTCGTAAATCCACTCGACGCCTTCCATTATGCCATCAACAAAAGCTGATGGAGCGCTTGGATCTTGGACAATATCAACAGTTGCAAGAACATAATCGTTCTTAACAAATGATGTTTTTCCTTTTTCCTCAACTGTTCCCATACCACGACTAGAGACGCCTAACTTGCACCCGCCTTCGACGAGCCCTTTCACTATTTTACCCATAGGTGTATCTAGTATCAGCGCCTTTCCAACAACATCATTACCGTTCCATTTAAGTTCGGTGATTCTGTGTGAAACTTTATCAAGGTTAATCTGGGGCCCTTGAGGGTGATCTAATTCACCAACGGCTCTACCAGTTACAACCTGCTCCTTAACGTATTTAGCTGTTGCTTTAGCCAATACATCTTTAGGATAAATTCTATTGTTGCGATTCTGTTTTTCGGCTTGCATAAATACACCTTCGATGTATACGTTCTTTTCGCCTTTTTCATTAGCTTCTGTGATGTAGCTAATGTTGGAATCTAACTGTTCTGTAATTAATTTCATTTTTCGATCGTTTTATTAAATATTGATGATGTAAGACCTACTTTACGAACTTCAAGCGCGCTATCTAATTTTTCACGCACTCCTTCACCAAATGCTTTGGCGGATTTAACAGGGTTATTAGTAATTATACCCTTAAATATTTCTTCTGCTTTCATGATTCTATTTATAATATTTTAGTTTTTGAAAGGCCACACAATAGCCTTTATAGTATCAACCTTTGTTGATTAGAAATCTAAATCGTCTTCTTCGCCTTCTTCGCCGGATTCTTCAGATTCTTCTTCTATTTCACTGGCCAGTCTTTCAATATCTTCTTCAGTTTGTTTTAGTACCGTTTGACGAATATACTTCTTAGATACGAATCCCTTATCTAAAAGATCATCCATTTGTTGTGCCATTTCTAGGCGTTCTCTAAGAATTTCAAATTCTTTCATTTCAGAGAAATAGTTATCTTCTAGATAATCTACTGTAATGTACTCTTTCATTGTGTACCAATCAGATTCTGTTATAACACCTTTTAGTATTAGCTGAATTCTTAAAGCATCAATAATCATGAAAGAGAATTTTTTCCTTAGTCTATCGACAAACTTCTGGAATTTTACTTCTTCTCGTGTAATTTCGCTGGATCTACCAACTGAGAAAGCGCTTTCTTGTTCTAATCTTGCTAAAGGAACGTTTAAAGATCTATACAGTTTCTTTTGAAAGAATTGCACATCTTCGATTTGACCTAAGTTATCACCACCTGGTAATGTAGTAATTTCGGTACCTCTACCGCCTTCTCTTCTCGGTAAATACAAATCTTCTAACATAGACATGTGTCTACGGTCATCGCTGATATTACCAGTTGAAGCATCGTACACTAATTTATTTCTATATCTCGATACGACCTGTTGTACGTATTCTTCTGCTTTACCTTTAGGTAAATTACCTACGTCTACATAAAATATTCTACGTTCTGGTGCTCTTGAAACTCTGTAAACCACTAAAGAATCTTCCATGTATCTTAATTGGTTAACCAATTTCAAAGACTTATGCAAGTGGCCTATTGATCTCGTTCTGTGAGAATCCATAAGACCAGATGTTACTTGTATGATAGCATCCTTTGCGAATTTGACTCCAGTAGCGCTGGCACCGTTTAGATTATTTGAGTATACGTAGTATTCGTCGGAGATATGTTCGTATTCAACAGAAGTCTTTTTATCTCGTTTTGTTTCTATTTCTTTTACTTTGCTTATGTGTGTAGGTTCAACCTGACGTAGTTCTACAATACCCTTTTGTGGGTTTTCTTTATCAATAATAACATGAAAATAAGCTCTACCGTCGATATACCAGTTTCTAAAATAGTCTGACGCTTTTTCGTTAAAGTTGTATAATTCTAAAATCTTTGAAAATTCTTTTAGTATTCCTTTTTTTACACTTGCGGGCTGCCGCAAATCTTCTAAGTGTAAACTAATAGGTGCAGATGTATCGCCTGACGCTATAGCGCCATCTACGATATCGTTTACTGCTGCGTCGCACTCAGGCATAGCCGCCGCATCGCGATATTTGATAATTAAGTCATGATCAGAAACTGCATCAGTGTTAGATAAATCTAAAACACTTCCGTAGTATCCTCCACCACTTACTGCAACATTAGTTGCTCCATCGTCGCTAACTTTGGGTATAGGCGAAATGATCTTTTCTTCTCGAGCCGTTGTTTTGGCCGATACTTTTTTACTAATGTCGTATCCGAATAATTCCATAATAATATTTATACAACAATAAGCGGAGGGTTTGGACCTCCGCTTAGTGCGTATATCTTAGTTAAAACTTTAAGTTGTGGTGTTTGATTCCCAATACTGGTAAGCAAACTCAACAGTGAATTCTTCAATTGTATCTGCCGAATCGTAACTTACATCAATCGCTGATACATTTACTGGAAATGCGTCTCTGATAGTATATGATTTAGTTGTTGCTCCAGCTTTATCGAGCTGATCAATGAAAAGATCAGATGTATAATCATTAGGATTAACTAAACCGGTGTTAGCCACGTGTTCGTTAATACCATTCATCCATCGCTCCATTGCGTTTCTGACTTCATAACCAGAATCATTGATAATAGTTACTGTCCAGTTTTCGAATATTCGATCACCAGCTACTTTTAATTGACGTCCACGATAAGGGATTTCAATGTTGTTGACTACACTCGCAGGCATTTGGGCGCCTTTGCACATGAATGAAGATAATTCAGCATCGCCTTCGGCGTATCCTGGGAATGTTAATGTCGCTTTGAAGAGATTAGCTCTTGCACCGCCACCAATTAGTTTTGATTTAAAGTTGTCTACAGTTGCCATAATAGTTGTTTCCTTTTTATATTATTTATATTAGTTTCCTGTACCAACAATCTCACTAAATTCAACTCCAGTGCGTGTTGCAATAAAGTTAAGTGTGATAAAGTTAATTGAACGAGCTGGCTTAATATAGATATCAGCCACAAAACGATTAGTATCAATAATGTTTCCAGTGTTATTTGTTTCGTCACAAACAACTAAGAAGTCATTAATACCACGTCTACCTTTAACGTCCCTTAAGAATGGTTCAACCATATTACGGAACATTGCACGGGTAAACTCATCGTTTAATTCAAACAATTGAAATTTGGATGCAGTCGAAATTGCCTTTTCTAAGACAATGAATAGCCTACGTACGTTGATTCTATCAAACGCAGAAGGTTTTCTTTGGTATGTTTTATCGCCGAAGAGAAGAATACCTTGACCAGGTTGAGCAACTATTGGATTGATACCTTTCTTATAAAGAGCATCTCTTTCAACCTGATTAGGGTTGAATTTTAGTTTACTTACACCTAATAATTGACCGCGGCTATAACCTGCTGGTGAGAACCAAGGATCGTTAGTGTTATCTGTTCTTGCGCAAAGACCTGCCATATGACCTGCTGCTGGTATATATTGGTATTGGTCTGTGTACTTGTTATAAACATGCACTGCACTCGAGTCGAGCACAACATAAGAGGTTGAACCTAGTGATGCGAAATCTGCAATTACTTCAGTTTCGTCATCACTTGATGTATCACACGAGATAAATCCTACACAGTCTTTACGAGTTGTACCGGCAATCTCGATAATCTTGTTTGGAACAGTTACACTGTCATCAGTTTGTTCTGCAAATAATAGATTTACGTCTACTACATTTACGTCTGCTAAATAATTAAGAGCAGCACTAACATTACCAGTTGCAACAGCGCCATCTACACCGTTTATTAGTGTGCCTTGCAAAGAAAGCTTACCGACAGTTGCAACATTGAACGATAGAGAATCGCCTCCTCCGAGCCCTAGAGCAGCATCCGTGACAGTGATTGTTTCACCCGCCGCAAAACCAACTCCAGGCTTTACGATAGTAATAGTCGAGGCTGTAACAATTCCACCAGTGGCTACTGTAATACTAAATTCAGCACCCTTACCAGTAGCGTTTGAGCTAGTAGTCGAGTCTGCAATTTTAACAGTGTATGTACCAGGTGTACGATTCACAGATGTACCATTTGCAAGTGTTCCTACAGTCGCAACACCAGTTTGAGCGATGTTGGGGGTGGCTCCAGCTATACCAAATTTCTTTTGTACGCCATTAGTAACAGTTAGACCAGAATCTCCTGGCTGTGCGGCTGTACTACTACTTGTCCACAGCGCTTTAAAACCAGTGTTATTAACGTAAATATATTTAGAGTCACGATTAATTACAGTCTCATAATAGTTTGTACCACCGTCTTTAAGAGCATCAGAATACATTGATAAACCTTCATATATTTCTAATATTGCTCCTTTAGTACCACTAATCTCTCCTCCAACGTCTTCAACGATAATATGAATTTCGTCGTTTGCGTTAACACCTACATTAGCCTCGCCCCAAGCGGTTGTTCCTGCAAGGTCGCTTACTAAGTCTTGTGCGGCTATATCAGCGAATCGTCCTTGTGATTCAACACTGTCAGCAACATCACCAGGATCAACTGCGGCTACCGCCATGTGTATTTTAATGCTGTTACCTTTAGCACCAAAATATCTTCCAAGGGCGATAGCATCAGAACTTGTTCTGCTATCTTCTTCGTTTGATATAGGTGAGGTAATAGTTGATTGATTAGCTTCCTTTGTGCTCCACACTGAATTTCGTGCGGCCGTTGGTTCAGCGCGGCTAACGTATAAAGCGTTAGTGTACTTTAAAAAACTGGCTGCCGTTAAAAAAGATTTGTAAGTGTCTGCATTGGGTGTTCCAAATGTTTCACTTAATTCTTTTTCCGAAGAAACTAATACAGCTTCCTCAGACGGGCCCCAGTTGAAGTGTCCAGCGAATCCACCAATAGATGTAGATACGGCCGGGATGACGTTTGTTAGATCAATTTCTTTGACCTGTACGCCTGGTGATACTTGAAATCCCATAATAGTTTTCCCCTCAATTTGTTTGTTTAATTAATAAGTTTTTTTGCATAATAAGGTATTTTCTCAATAGTTCTATTTATAAATATTGCGAATTAGAGATTTCCCCATTGTTTTGCTTGTTCGACCAGTTTATCATGGTCTGATCGCCCTTTGCTGCTATCAACCACATAACCAAAAGGCAGCAAGTCTTCTTCCATTTCTCTAACTCTATCTTTATATAAAATAGTTTTCAAATCTAATTCAGCTATATTTCCAAAAGCATCAGAAGAAACAAACCACGCAAACATCACTAAATTCATAGCTAAGTCGTCGTGGTTACCCGCAGATGCTGCGTACGAAGGTCCGTTGACTTCAAACGTTGTAAGTTCATCGATAGTATAACCATCAGATAAATCCAATTTTCCCATTTCTATAATGTCTTTTAAATTTGAGCAACCTATTCTTTTTATTCGTTTAGTCATCATAACACCTAAACCACTCGCCTTTACAGAAGATGAAACAAACATATTTTCGTATTCGTAATCGTAATAGACATGATTACACACCACTTTTCCTACATCGTTATTTTCAATAACTACAACCGCTTCGTTATACAACGCTGCTATTTTCACGATTATATCTGGAAACAACATAGGTGATATAAGGTTGTTTCTGTACGTACAGACCTGCGTAAACCTTTCTTTACACACTTTGATAACATTGAATGTTGAGTAATCTTGGCCTCTTCCGTTTGATACATCAACAGTCATAATGTATTGGGCACCTTCTTCAGGTTCTTCAAAATAATACACGTCGTTTCTAACCTGTATAGGCACTTTAGATTTTAGTTCTAAAAGTGTATTCGAAGAGATAAGCGTATTAGAAGTGCCATGAAAATTATTACCAAACTCTTGTTCGAACTGTAGTTCTGATGTATTGGCTATAGTTATATCTTTCCATTTCTGATCTCGTCCAGGCACGTCCCACCAATCACCTCTAAAATCTTTAAACCCATTTGTATTTTGAACAGCTCCTTCGTATAAACGGTGGTAAATATTTCCTACACCATTCGCGGTAGAACAAATAATAACTTTTGTTTCTTGACCAGAAGAAACCACTGGATACGTAGATGTATAAAACTCTGCAGCATTTTCAACAAACGCGAACTCGTCAAGAAAAAGCAAATTGACTGACAAACCGCGGATAGAACTCCCGGTAGTAGCAGCCGCAATAATTTTAGTATTATTGCCAAACGTTATATTACCCTTATTCAACGCTTTGGTCCCTGGTTGTAAAAAGAAAGGTAGATTTTCTAATGCTAGAGTAATCCGAGCTAGCATTTCTCTAGCAACAGCACCTTTATTAGCAAGAACAGCAATTGTTTTTTCTGCGTTAAATATCGCGTACCATAGAATGTAAACGACGCATGCGATTGATTTACCTGATTGACGACACGCTAAAACGATATTAAATCGATTATCGGTAAAGTTATCAAACATTTTTTCTTGATAAGGATAAGGATCAAATGGAACCAAACCTTCGTCAAGATTAATCACCTTTACGTACTTCCGAGCGAAGTAAATAGGATCTTGCATGCATTTTACGTATTCGTCTACTTCTTCTTTTGTAAACGAATCTTGGATACCATCTTTTTTAACTAAGTTATTTCCAAGATATCCTGCGTCTGGGTTAACTTTCCTCGGCATCGATTATAGTCTCTTTGTGTTTTTCCTTTAAAAACTTTTGAAGCTGCGTAGTTGAACCTACGAAAATCGAGTTGTTAGTAGTATTGCCCCCGCTAGAATATCCATCTTTGCTTTGTGTGATATCTTTCCTAGTTTTTTGTAACTTCACAAGATCTTGAGTCATCGTAATCGCGTCCTTTATCATATTAGATAGAACCTCAAATGCCCGCGGATGTTCTGACTCAGAGGCCAAAGCCATCATATGATTAATCGCTTCTGAAGACTGATCAATCAGGTCTTTCATTTTTGCACGAGAATATTCTATATCTTTCTCAGTATCATTTATTATTTGACCCTTATCAACTTCGGTTTTTGGCTTTTCTATGATTTTAAGATTTTTTTCAAGTGCATCAAGTATTTCATTATTTTTATTCATAATTAACTATGTGTGAATCCAAACGTAGTAGTAATTGTATCTGTTGAATCTAAAGGTGCTTCGTCGGATGCTGCTACGGTGTGTCTTACATTTTCTAATCCTGGCTCGTTATCATACCCATGAGGATATTGTGTTTTCAATGTTGCGGTGTTTTTAGTATCTGCGTAAAAGAATGTGTCTACTGTGCGTATAATCTTTCCTTCATCAACACATCCAGCAAATTTAACTTTCATCGTAAAGTCTAATACATACGTCAAATTCCTACGCGTTTCAAAATCTCCTTCATATGTATCTTCAAAACTCGTTCCATTCAAAACAATTGGAACATCGGTAATTGTATTAGGACCTTCTAGTTCTTTTACGGCAACAGTGTATTCAGGCGTAAAGCTTGGAAGTATTTGTTCAAATATTTGTAAAGCATCATCTTGGTTTTTCGCAAATATGTTTAATTGCATTCCTATGTTATAAGGAACACTCTGAAAAACAGTGTCGACACTCGTCGCTGCAGCGCTGGATGTAGCACTTAAAAACCTTTTATTTATCTTATTTAATTTAGACGATGAATCAAAATCTATAGATGTAATTTCAAAACTCATCCTTGGTAATTTAATCGCTATGCTCTTATCTGAAGCTGCAGAAGTATCAGATTGTATTCTCGCGAGAAACTTAGATCTTGGTCCATACGCTATTGGAACTCGTGTTTCACCAACACCTTGTTGAACAATTTTAATGTTATTAAATATTGTACCAAAGACAGCAACTGATTTTTTCAGAGTCTGATTATAAAAATGTTTTCCATTAAATATTGACATGACTAACTCGTTATATTTGGTTTACCGAATGGGTTTTCTTCACTGAAATCTATAAAGTTATTTCCTATAGTTTCAAAATCTACGTTATCTGCATAAGGGTCGTTATTATCAATAGAAGCGAAAGCATCTATTGAACTAATTTCGTATGAAGCAGCAGATGTGACACCTATAATATTTCCTGTTGTACCTGCACTCGTCGGTGCAAAGAGCGTGTTACTTCCATCGCTCGCAACTTGACTCGATACTTCAATCTTTCCTGAACTTACTGTAGATACTTCACCTGTAACAGTAATACCACTCGATGTGTTTGTCTGTGTTACATCTTCTCCTACTTGGTATGTGCCACTACCAGAACCAAGTGTAAGTTCTGTACGAGAAGCATAGTCGGTTTCAAATTGATCAACTTCTACGATGCCAGTATCAATCGCTTCATTGCCGTATTCAAACAATTCACATGTTAACTTGAATGTCGGAAGATTTGATAATTGATAGAACGGAGACTCATCTTCAACAAAGCTAATTTGGAATAAACCTTTTACGAGAGGAAAGTAAATTAGATCACCTTCTTGCGGCCTACCCTCTGCTATTGGTTGGAATCTGCCAACAAGCTCTTCCCACCTTCTCGTAGCAAGAACCAACGTCATTGAATCTCGAACTTCTACACCAAACTTTGAAAGTAAATCTCCATCACCTTCAAACCCATCGGTATTTTCAACGTACATCTCAATTTGAAATGCTTCACCGAATTTACTCAACGAATCTTCATTAAAGATCGCATTTGTATTAACGATAGTACGAGGAATGTAATATACATCATGCCCGTATATCTTAAGAGCCTCTATCGTAATATCTTCGTAGAGTCTTTTTTCGGGCGTAGTTCCTTGAGAAAAATATACATTTCGTGGCATAATAAATTAACCGATAAAGTCTA